GTTTTTTCATCATTTACTTTTTTTTGTTTTGATAGTGTTTGTAAATAATTTATAGATTCATTAAATTCATCTGTAAAATTTTCAGTATTATTTTTTACAGGTGTCTCTACTACTTGTTGATTAGGTTTTTTATCTATGCTTTGTGTTTCACGTTGTTTATGTTCTTTAATCCTTTTTAAAAGCTTATTTTTTAAAATATTAGGATTAATTAATGGTTTTACTGCGGAATCTTTCTTTTTTTCTTTATTTTTTTTTGTTTTTGAATTATTTAAACTAAATAATGATGGATTTATTGAGATTGTTTTATTTGACATATTATTAAATAAAATATATAAAATATTAATAAAAATTAAACTATATTATGAATATAAAGTATTATACAAATATTTTTTTGTTTCCATATCATTTTTACGATTTTTTACATTATCATTTTTTAAATAATTTTTAAACCCATTTTCTAAATCTTTTAAAATTATTTTTCTTTTTTCATTTTCAGGTTTGCAAAATACTCTTTTACTATGCATTATTTTTGTTTTTGCTAAAATAGTTTCAATATCTCTCCCATAAAATTTAAAATAATCTTTATTTCTTTTAAACCAATCAATTGTAATGTCTGTATCAATCTCCCATCTTATTTCTTTTACTTTTTTTAAAAATATATGATACAAATCTTCATACGTATAATCATCTGTTTTAAATCTCCATGTAAATCTTGAATCTAAACCTTGATTATATTCAAAAAAACATTCTTTTAATTCATTTTCATAACCAGCTATAATAACCATTAAATCCGATTTATTGTCACTTAAAGCTTCACAAAGTGTATCAATACATTCTTTAGAAAAAATATCACGTTTTTCTGAATTTCCTAAAGAATATGCTTCGTCAATAAAAAGAACACCACCTATGGCCTCTTTAATCACATCCATTGTTTTTAATGCTGTTTGACCTAAATAACCTGCAATTAAATCACTACGTTTTACTTTTTTAAAAGTCCCTTTTGATAATATACCTATTTTGCTATAAATTTTTCCCATTATTTTAGCTATTTCTGTTTTACCTGTACCAGGTGGTCCATATATTACTGAATGCATAAAATCATTTACTACATTTTTATCTTTGTTTAAATCTTGAATAAAATATAATATTTGTTCTACAATACTATTTTTTATTTCATTTATTCCAATCATATTATCGAGCTCTTCTAATGGTTCTTTTATATTATGTAAACATTCCATATTTATGTTATATTTTATATGAGATTCTAATTTATACGTTTCTATTAATTTTAAAATATCTTTAATATTATTTATCTCTACATCAATATTTATTGTTTCTTTTATTTCAGTTATATCAGTAATTGTATTTTTTGAACATTCATAACATTGCTTTATTTTTTTATTTAAAGATACATTAATCATTTTATCTTCATACCTGTATTCATTTGGGTCATTTATATTGTTACTTGACATAATAATATCATTTTGTGTTTGACCTGTAAAATTAGGTGTAAAATCAAATACCAAATTTTCAATTATTTTATCAATTATTTTTTTCATATCTTTTTCTTTTTCTTTTTCTTTTTCTTTTTCACTTTTATTTGTAAATTTATTATCTAATGTAGACAAAAATTGATTATAATTATTTATTTTTATAGGTTTCAATTGTTTATTAACCATTTATTATTTATTATACTATAAAATTCATTTATATTATTATTTATTCATAGTTTATAAACTTTTTTTTTAGTATTTTGTTTTTTATATTTTTTTATATTTTTTTGTTTTTTAGTATTTTGTTTTTTATATTTTTTACTTTTGTGTTTTCCACCATATTTAATTTCAAAATCTCTAGCTAGTCTTCTTCGGTCCCTGCTCGATATCAACAAAGATGAACACGAAAAATCGAACATTAATACATTTTTAACACCATTTTCACTTAAGTAATCAATTATTTCACTTGTAAATATAGCATTATTACTATGATGTGAATATTTTCTACCAATATATTGAGATACTTTTTTAAACAATTCTTCAAATTTATTATCTGAATTTAAAAAAGCTATATTCCAAGAACACGGATTTGGACCAAATTCTTCATCAGAGATATTAAAAACAAATTTTTTGTTACCCATTTTTTCACGTCCATTAATTTCATTTAAATAAGATGAATGTGATATTTTTTCGTCATATTCTGGATATTCACTTTTTTTACCAACATAATAATCTTTAAATTCACTTTGTAATTCACTCATAAAATCATATAAATCCGCTTCATTTGATGTAGTATTTATATCAACACCTCTACTACTCTGAAATTTTGCAATTTTTTTAGTGATTCCATTTGTATAATTACTCAAAGAAGTATCAACACATTCTAATGATTTTTCTGGTTTTTTTATTATATCAATATCTTTATAAGAAATATCACTAACATATGAGTTACTTCCTCTCGGTGCTAAGTTAAATTTATATATTTTTTGAATAGTATCAGGCACTACAAAAGTTTGAATTTCTTCAACACCATTTTTTACTTTGGTGCAAATTCCTCCATGAGTTGATATAACAACAATTGTATTTTCATTAAATATATTTTTTTGTTCTTCTGTTTGTTGTTGTGTTTGTTCTTCTGGTTGTTCTTGTATTTCCATTGAATCATTTTTTTTAACAGAATTACCCATTAAAATAAGTAAATATTTTAATAAATTTTATAAATGATAAAGATGTCTTAATATTTAATATAAAAACAATTTAAAAATAAATTGAAATATAAAATAACCTAAAATATGATGGAATATACTGATATGGATTCAAAGAACACATCTAACTCATTATTTGATATTGAAAGAGAACCTTATATTGAGACTCCATGGTCTATTATTGAATCATATTTTAAAGGTCAACATTTAAAAAGATTTGTAAGACATCAATTAGAATCGTATAATAATTTTGTTGGATACCAAATTATTAAAACGATAGAAATGTTTAATCCACTTCATATAGCTTCGGAGCAAGACTATGACCCAGAATCAAAAAAACATTCACTTGAATTATTTATTACTTTTGAAAATTTTCATATATATAGACCTCAAATTCATGAAAACAATGGTGCCATAAAACTAATGTTTCCTCAAGAAGCTCGATTAAGAAATTTTACGTATTCTTCTGCAACAACAATAGATATTAATATTAAATATGTTGTACGTAATGGAGTTAATTTAGAAAATACGCAAATATTTTATAAAACAATCCCTAAAGTACATATAGGCAAGTTACCTATTATGTTAAAATCTAATATTTGTATATTAAATCAATATAAACATTTTGAAAATACACAAACAGGAGAATGCAAATTTGATGCTGGAGGATATTTTATTATTAATGGTTCAGAGAAAACTGTATTAGGACAAGAAAGAGCCGCTGAAAATCGCGTATATTGTTTCAATAGTTCAAAAAATGATACAAAATATAGTTGGAAAGCTGAAGTTAAATCTGTTCCTGATTTTAAATGTATCTCTCCAAAACAAATTAATATGATGATACGTTCTAAAAACTCTATTACTAAAAATGATAAAAGCGATGACCCTAAAAATGAAACAAAGACAAAAGGATTAAGTAATGCTATTTGTGTTGAATTGCCACGAGTAAAACAACCAATACCATTGTTTATTGTTTTTAGAGCATTAGGAGTTATTTCAGATAAAGAAATTTGTGAAAAAATTTTATTAAAAATTGATGGATTACAAGGAAAAAATAAAGAAATGCTTGATTTCATACAACCTTCTGTTATAGAAGCAAATAAATACATAACTCAAGAAGATTGTATTAAATTTATTACTTCTTTTGTTATGTATACTCCAATTAATATGGATAAAGAAACTGGCGCTAAAAAAAAATACGAGTTCACATTAGAAATTTTACACAATGACTTATTTCCTCATTGTCATAACATGGAACAAAAAATATATTTCCTTGGTTATATGGCTAATAGATTATTGATGGCTTATTTTGAACAAATAAAACAAGACGATAGAGACTCTTATTTAAATAAACGTGTTGATTGTGTTGGAACTTTGCTCAACAATCTTTACAGAAATTATTTCAACAAACTAGTAAAAGATATGGAAAAACAAATTATTAGAGAAATTAATACAGGCTCGTGGAAATCAACCGATGATTATGAAAATATTATTAATATGACAAATATTTATAAAATTATCAAATCTACTACCATTGAAAATGGTATTAAACGTGCACTTTCTACAGGCGATTTTGGTATTAAACATACAAATTCTAATAAAGTTGGTGTTGCACAAGTACTTAATCGATTAAATTATGTTTCTAGTTTAAGTCATGCTCGTAGAATTTCTACACCTACAGATAAAAGTGGTAAATTAATCCCTCCTCGTAAACTGCATAATACATCATGGGGATACTTATGTGCTGCAGAAACTCCAGAAGGACAATCCGTTGGTATTGTGAAAAATCTTAGTTATATGACACATATAACTACTTATTCCAATTCAAATCCTTTATATGAATATATATTACCTCATGTACAACAAATTGAAGAATTAACATCTTCTTATATGAATAATAAAGCAAAAGTATTTATTAATGGAGCATGGGTTGGCATTACAGATGAACCTGAAATTTTGTATACAATGTTAAAGGATAAAAAATATAAAGGAATAATAAATATTTATACTTCGATTGTCTTTGATTATAAAATGTGTGAAATTAGAGTTTGCAATGATAGTGGGCGAATGTCAAGACCTCTACTTCGCATTAAAAATAAAAATATTCTCATTAACAATGAGTTAATAGAAAAATTAAATAAAAGTGAATTAATTTGGGATGATTTATTATCTTCTTCTAAATTGGAAGATGCTGTCTTAGAATACATTGACCCTGAAGAACAAAGTTGGTCTTTAATTGCAACCAAACCTCGTGATATTATTGACCCTGATAATGCTCTTTGTAAGTTTACTCATTGCGAAATTCATCCTTCTACTATTTTCGGTGTTTTGGCTTCTTGTATTCCATTTCCAGAAAATAATCAATCGCCCAGAAATTGTTACCAATGTGCTCAGGGAAAACAAGCAATGGGCGTATATGTAACCAATTATGAAAATCGAATGGATAAAACTGCTTATGTACTTAACTATCCAATGCGTCCCCTCGTTGACACTCGTATCATGAATTTAATTCAATTGAACAAGATTCCATCTGGAACACAAGTCATTGTTGCCATTATGACCCACACTGGATATAATCAAGAAGACTCATTACTCATTAATAAAGGCTCTATTGACAGAGGAATGGCACTTGTAACTGTATACCATACTGAAAAAGACGAAGATAAACAAAAAATAAATGGCGATGAAGAAATTCGCTGCAAACCAGATTCCACAAAAACAAAAGGAATGAAAATTGGTAATTATAATAAAGTCAATTCTAAAGGCGTTATACCTGAAAATACTTTGGTAGAAAATCGCGACATAATTATTGCTAAGGTTACGCCTATCAAAGAAAATAGAAATGACCACACAAAAGTCATTAAATTTGAAGACCAGAGCAAAATCTTTAAAACCAATGAAGAGACATATATTGACAAAAATTATATCGACCGAAATGGCGAAGGATATAACTTTGCAAAAGTTCGCCTGAGAACTATCAGAAAACCTGTGATTGGTGATAAATTTTGCGCACTTCCAACACAACAAGTATTGACTGACAAAGGTTGGATTGAAATTAAAGATGTTGATATAAATGTTCATAAATTAGTAACACTTGATATTCATGGTAATATGTGTTATGAACACCCAGTTGCCAAATATGAATATGAA